AATTTGTGTTGCTTCATAATAGCTGTACTCTTTGCCTTTATAGTGTATTGTTTTGCTTTGTAATTCTTCTAAATAATCGCTTGAATAAGGACTTGATAAACCTTCAAAAAACGGATACCAATTGTGTTTGCAATTAGCACCCATAAAGCCAGTTACTTCTCCATAGCCTATATCTTCTAATGATAAATATTTTGTATTTTCACCACTTAAAGAAACTATTTGTCCTTGCCATACTGAATGAGATAATCTAGCTCCTAAGTGGGCGGTTGTTTCCATTAAGTCGTGTTCCATTTCCTTTGCATTCATTAAAGAAATTTCGCCGCTTAATCTATTTAAACTACTTCTAACATTCATTGATACTGCACTTTCTAACGTGTAGTTTCTTCCGCTGTTTTCATAGTTTACAAACTTTACACCGCCTTTTGAGATGTTGTTTATAACACGTCTTACAGCTTTTGTTTTGTCTATAACTCCGCTTCGAGTACTTACTATTGCTTTGTTTAATTCATGTTTATATAGTTTATTAAGTGGCACGAACTCGTCATTAACTGCAACTCCCATTGTATTCGCTATACTATGCAATTGTTTCTTCATTGCTTCTTGATATAGTTCTATTTGCTTTAAAACCGCCTTATTTTTAACGAAAGGCATTAAAGACTTATCAATCATTGAATAAATGTTTTGCTCGTCTAAATAATGCTTTTTTATGCTGTCTTCAACTAATAAATCTAACTTAGTATCTATATCTTTAAAATATGGTTTAAGTTTCTTTTTAAGTTCGTTATAATCACGACCGCTATATAACCATATTTCAGTCTCATAAGATACATTTAAGTTTTTATTAATTTTTTTTGCAATATCGGTTAAAATCTCGTCTTCTATTTGTTCATAAACTTTTAAAAGTGGATCAGCTACATTTGTTAAATATTCTGGACTTAACATTGTAACACTTCCTATTCTTCTTCTATAACATCATTAATTGTTTCTTCTTTCGGTATAATATTTTCTGTTTCTTCTATACCATAAACATCTTGCAAGTATTTTTCTTTTGTTATAATTCCAGTTGCAACTTCTTGTAATTTTATTTGTCTTTCTGTTTTGCTGTCAACTACTAAGCTATCGTCAAAATTAAATTGCATTGTATAATCTTTGTTGTATTTGATTTTTAAAACATCAAACCAAAAAGTTAAAACCTCAACAAATTCTGTTAAGGTGCTTTCCAATTCGTTTTGAATGTCTTTAACAGTTGAAAAACTTCTTTGCTTACTTGCTTTGATTTCTTCTGCTGTTTTTTCTGCATCGTTTATGTCTGATAAAGTTCCATAGGCTAATCCGCATTTAAACTCAATATTTCTTAATATTTTATTTAATCCGTTAAATAAACTACTGTCTCTAATTTGTGGACTAAATACATTGTAAAAATTATCGTCTAACGTTCTGCCTAAGTCTCTGAATAATCTTTCTTTTCCAGCTGGTAAATCGCCGTTATTTTTTAAAACTGTAACATCTGCATCAATAGCAAGTTCAGAGCCTTTATATTCCCACAAAATACGTTGGTATTGTTCGTCTGCATCTTGTATTAATGATAAAGCCCTTGCAAAACAGCTTATTCCTTCAAAACTTCTTAAATCAAGATTATTTGCTTGTGGATTTTTAAAGTAAGCAAATAATGGCTTATCACGTTTTAAAATGTCTATTTCTTTAATATTTTGCCATTGTGGTATTGTTGTTAATGGTATTTGTTGCCCTAATTCATTTGATGAGCTAGACTTATAAGCTTTATTTTGTATTGTGTATTGATTGCCTTTTATTTCGTGTTCTTCTATTCTGTTGTAGTAAACAATTTTATCTTTTTCAAGTGATTTTATTCTATCAAGAAAAGCAATATGATTAATATCGCCAAAACTTGTAAAACCTAAAATAACGAACATATCTGGAGTACAAACATCAACTCCAATTTCATTTTCTGTTAAATAAGGTTTTAAGCAAACACCACCAAGAGCAAGTCCGTATTCAGTTATTCTTCTTATTTTTTTTATAACTTTTTGATAAACTTTGTCTAATTCTTCGTTATCTTCTATTTTTGTTTCAAATTCAATAGTTGTTAATCTTGCAAGTTCTGATGCAATAGATGAGCATAAATCAAGACTAATTTTGTCAACTGTACTATCTAACCAAAATGGTTCGCCGTGATAACAATTAAGCCAGACGTGAAAATTATTTTCAATATTGTTTTCAAGATTGCTGCCTAGTCTTAATCTTATTTCATTATCTAAATATGCCAATAATTTTTCTCCTTTCTTAAATCATTGATAAAACTTTGATATACTTTTCAAAGCTATATTCAAAACTATCTAATGTATCTATATCACTTGTATTGTCGTCAAGTCTTTTGTCTTCAAGACTTTTACTATCCCAAACGGCACTTTGTAAAGCATCAACAAGAGATGTATTTTCATTTTTAATATAAAAAAAACGTGATGTAGTCATTAGCACGTTTACTATTCTAATTCTATTTATAATTTCGTTTTTAATTGCATTTTTAATTGCAATATTTAAGTTGTTGTCTTGTAATGCTTTTTGCATTCCACGAATTAAAACTTGTTCTGCACTATCACAATAGATACAGTCAATTCTGCCGTATTTATAAAGCATTTTTTTGACAAAAGCAATGAATTGTGCATTTAATCGTTCTGGTGTATCTGGTTCGTGTTTTTCGCTTGCTAATGCAATAAGTTCCTTATAACCTTTTGTAATTCCAGTACAACAAAAAGCGTGTTTTGATTTGTTACCGCCGAAGTCAACTCCAATATTTATTGTTTCAAAATTAAAACTTTTTTCTGTTTCAAATTTTATAACATTATCCGCAAAACTTTTATAAATCACACCTTCGCCAGCTACCCAGTTTCCAAGTATATCTCTTTGGTAAAATATGCCCTGTGGTGTGTTTGCTTTTATGTTTTTGATGTAACGTTCGCCTAGAAAAGTATTATCGTCTAAACAGTATTTGAAATTTAAAATATTAGCATCTGAATTATTTATATATTCATTTAACAGCCAATGTTTTGGATTATCTGGGTTTGTATCAACTAATATTCTTGCACCTTCGCCACTACAACGGGAAATAATTTCTTTGAAAACTTCTTGCTTTGCAAGTGATGCCTCATTTATATAAGCACCAAAGGCAGTCATCCCACGAATACCGCCAAGACCTGCAATAGTTCCTGTATAAGCTTGAACGATTTTAACACCTTTAAAATTAAAAGAACCGTGCTTGTCAAATTTAAAAGTAATACCATATTTATTATAAATTTCAGTTAGTATATTGTTTTGAATTGTTTTACTTGATACACCAGCAAGAATATACATCGGAGTTGCAATTCCTAATGTATCAGCAATTTTTCTTACTCGCATTAATTCCATTAAAAATAAATCATTATTTAAAATTGTTTTTCCAGAACGTTTTGCTCCGTGATTAATGAGCATAAACCAGTCGCTTTTTTGTGTTTCTTTTAAAACTTCAATTTGTTTTTTTGTATATAGATCATTAAGGCTCATTTTTGATTACCTCTTGTAGTTTTTCAAAATAGCTGTCCAGTTTTTGCTCTGTTGTTTGTTCTTCTTGCTGTTCCTTTCGGTTATTTTCAAGTCTTAAAGCTTTTATTCTTTCTTTTTGTTCCGCTATGTCGTGCTTATCTTTTGCATTAGTCAACTTCAACATATTTTCAACGGCTTTTTGATTTCCTTTTACTGCTTGTTGAAAAACACTAAAAGCAACTAAACTTTGATTATCGCCTGTCATTCCTAAATTTTCAAGTTGTTTTTTAATTTTGGGGTCGTTAACGTCTAATGATAGCAAAAGCTCCATTGCTTTCTTTAAATCGGCTTTTTTTCGCTTTGCAGCCCCACTTGCTTTGCCACCTTTGACCGCAAGCTCTCGCTGTTTTTCTGCCGTGAGTTTATCAAAACTATATTTTCTTATATTTTCATCATTAGCCAATCGCCTCACTTCCTTTTCGCAAATAAAAAAAG